CTGACTATTCAGTAAGAAATTCTATACCTACAAGTGATAGAATACCAGGTGCTTGTGTGAAGAGAACAATGATGAAAGCAAAGTTGCCTGCTGGTAAAACAATAGGTATCGCATACAACAAGGGTAATTACCAGATTGTTGATGAGAGCGATATCAAAACAATGGGAAAGAAGATATAGTATGTGGAACTTGAATAGAGTATTGCTATTTGTTGCTTCTTTGGTTATGGTGATAGCATTATCAATGAGTATGGCAAATGCAGAAGAGAAAACTTATACATTAACAGAAGTAAAAGAAACTATTGTAAATGTACCTACTAAAGTAGGAAACTTTTTAACTAACGAAGTTGAGAAGACTAAAGAATATCAAAAGGAGAGTTGGGCAGATATGAAGAAACAAACTGCTCAAACTTGGGCGAAGTTGAAATCATTGGTGGTAAAGAACTAATGGACTTTCAATTGACAAGTGCCAACGACGGAACCTTCCTAATCAGGCCTGTATCTGCTAGGGCACAGGTCTGGTGGACAGATAGTAAAATGGCTGAAAGGTTTGTCGTTGATAACACAGCAAACGACTTTGCTGTAATATTATCTGAAAATCAACAAAAGGTATGTAATGAAATTAGAGAAAATAATTTTGATTTTACTAATTAGTTTCACGCTAGGTGCGTGTGCTAATAATAAGAAGATTGACGGTTCTAATATGATTGTCAATAATAGTATTAACCAAGATGAGAGACCTACATTTACAAGGTCTCATTTAGGTGCAGTACTAGGAGGTGCGACAGGTGCTATGAGTTGTTTAGAATTACTTGACGCCCACCCATATTTAGTTGCAGGTTGCACGATATTAGGTTCGTTTGCCGGCAGTAATTTATTATATGATAGTGATTATGATTTGCACAATGCAGTATTTGTAGACCATTTAAATAATGGTCCTGGTGTTGCGAGTTATACGAACTGGTATAATAGTAAGACAGGTTCAAATGGCACCGTGAAGATAAACAGAAGTTATGCTCAAGGTCCTTTGATTTGTAAAGAGTATGAAAGTAATTTTAATATTAAGAACTCTTGGCCAGTTGTTGGTATCGGTTCGCAAGATGTAGACACTAGATTTGGTGTTGTATGTCAAATGCCTGATGGTCGTTGGGTAGAGAAAGGAAGTATGTACAAATGAAAAGATGGATACTAGACCACTTACCTACGATATGGGTTGTTGCTATATTTACTTTTGGTATTATGTTAGTGTATGACCACGCCAAGGCAGACGATTGGATTATGAAGAAACCTATTACATATAAAGAAGAGAGTAAGGTCAATTCAGCGCCTGTGGCAGATGTATATATAAACGAGATATCAAAAAAAGTAGAAGACAAATTAAAACTAATTGAAGAGAACGAGAAAAAAGGTATTCTAAAATCAACAACACTAGAGAGATTTGAACGAGACGGACAATGGTGTTTCATTAAGATTGTTATAAGACAAAAAGGTGATGAGATTGTCAAAGAAGAAATTATGGAATGTGCTGATACTGAACACGGTAGAACAGATAAGGAAAAGATTGCAGAATTGGAGAAACAAATTGAGTTAGAGAAAGCAAAGAAACCTGGTTATTGGGAACTATTTGCTGCCTTCTATTACAAAGATTTGAACGCTCCTGAATATTGTAGGTTGTATTCTCAACCTTCACACGCTTACAAAGCCATCGGTAAGGCGTGTTTAACAAATGATGGTCAATGGGAGAGAAAATAATGATAAAAAATGTTATTATTATCGGTCTCCTAGTTATTATTATGACAGGTGCTACAGCTTCCGATGTAGTTGCTTATATTGAAAATAATCAGCTTATTGACAAGTTTAGTGAAATGTTGTATAGTATAGTTAGGAGTGTAAAAGAAAATGTATAAAAACATAATCAAAATAGGTGTAATTGCTGCTTTGGCGATAACACTTAACGCTTGTTCATCTAAAACATACAAGATAAAACAAGAGAGTGATAAGATAGTTAACGAAGTGCCTAAATGGTATATGGCAGACTTTGATGTTAAGAAACATTGTGATATATCAATGTGGGCGAACAATGGTCTAGTCAAAACAGACGAAGATGACAAGGCTTGTATCTTCGGTGTAGGTACTAGTGTATCACCATCACTTGAACTTGCGATAGAGAAAGCAAAATTGATTGCGAAAGCAGAAATGGCTGATATTGTTGCAGGTGAAATGAATAAGAAGGCGAAGATATTTGTAACCGAGATAGGTAAGACTAATGTTAAGACCGTGGTTACAGAAGTTGAAACAGCGATGGTTAATATCATTGCGAATACGCCAGTTAGAGGATATGAAATCTTTGCACAGGAAGTTACCAGAACAAAGAAAGGTTACTATCGTGCTTGGATTGGTTTAAGATTACCTCTAGGAGAGTTTAATAAGATGTATGATTACACAATACAAGAAGTTGTAGATAGTCATAAAATTAAACTAAAAGCTGCTGAAGCCTTCAAGTCAGTTGAAGAGACTTCAAAGAAAAAGAAAGAAGGCAATGAGTAATATAATTGTATATTCAAAAAACAATTGTGTTTATTGTGATAAAGCAAAGGCCTTACTAAAAGGCCTTGGCTTGAAATTTGAAGAAAAGAAAATGGAATCTTTTGATAGTGTTGACGATATGTTAAAAGATATAGGTAAAAGAGTTAGAAGTATGCCACAGATTAAGATAGATGGCGAGTTAGTTGGCGGTTACAATCAGTTAATAGAACACTATAACAAAGAAGGTAAAGTTGACTTCAAAGGTTCAATCATACACGATGGATAAAGATAAAGATAAGTTTGATAATGTTATCTTGTTTCCTGAAAACAAGATGAAGAAACAACCTATTTCTGTTGACCCAAAGGCACAGAAGAAGATGAGAGATTATCAGACAGCAAAATTTGTAGAGACTAGTACAGATAAACTAGGATTAGATTTGATTAGAGAGTTTGTTGGTATGCAATTAGATACCAAACAAGATAACTTTACAAAAGATTTAGCACTTGTTATGGATGCTATCAGAGGTCTATTGTATAGACAATTTAGTGTTGCACATCCTATACATAAAGTTATAGACCAATCTGTTAAACTAAAGATGAATAAAGCAGGTGTAGTGACCGCTCGTATTGAATATGGTAATATGACAGATGATAGTACAGCGACTACAAAACCGATTAATAAAAATGTATCAGATGAACTAAACGATAGAAACAATGGTATGTTTGTATTTACAGAAGACTTTGAATTTAATCCGTTTCCTGGCGAAGACCCAAATGATGATGGTCCGCCTAGTGATACGGAGAAATAGAATTGACTATGATAAACCATTATAATGCGATTTACCATAGCGATTGTCAGACAAGACATAAAAATCAAACAATGGAGGTTAGACATTATGTTTAACATTTTTAAATTATCAAAAGGAGATAATGTTATGGGTAGAAAAGCTCTATCAAAAACTGAAAAGATTAGAAATCTTTTCCAAACAGGTTCAGATGTTTCTTGGAAAACTCTAAGGAATAAATTTGACCTTAAATCACCAGCTGCTATGGTTGGTAAATTGAGAAACGAAGGTTTAATGATTTATGAGAATAGGTCAAAAACTGGAGTATCTTATAGAGTTGGTACACCAAGCAAAGCGATTATCGCTGCTGGTATCAACAAGGTGTTCGGTAAGCAAGTTGCTTACTCAGCATAATAACCTAATTCCTCTTCTACCTAATTAAAATAGGCTTGAGGAAAATAGAGGAGGCGGTAAAGCGAGAGTGGACCCGCCTCCTTTATAACAACAACTACAAAGAAAGATATGAGTACAACGATAGGAGAATATATGATAGGTGAAGGAAGCGCCAGATTGTATACGACTTCACCTTTCATATTACAAATATTATGAGTACAGACGATACACAACACGGAAGAGATACACACGACCACGACTTGACTTATGAGAACGAACAATCAACGGTTACGATACCTTTGAAAGAATACGATAGATTAAAAAGTCAAACTAATTATATTACAGACCCTACATTGATAGGTGCAATAGATAAGATTGAATTTTTTGTTAAAGAGTTAAGAAAACATATAGTAAGAAAATTTTAATGAGTGAACAACCACAACTATTTGAAACAGAAGACCAGTATGGTAATGATATCATACAAGGTCCTAAATTACAGAAGAGGAAACTTACAACTAAAGAGGCAATGATTGACCCAAAGAATCCAGATACGGTAGGTACAAGTGCTTGGAATTTAGGTAATCATACACTTGCAATATGCTTTGTAATGTGTTTAGTCTTTGTGGTATATGCAAGTTATCAATAGGAGAATAAATGACAGGTATTGCAACATTTGGAAACATATTTAATAAGACGACTTCTAAACGGAAGTTGAATATAACGATAACAGACGGCAAAGAATTTAAAGAAACTAAAGAAGGTTTGTCGTTTAAAAAGATATTCAAGTCTATACAAAACTCGGCACCGAAAGGTACGAAGGAGTTAAGAGTTGAATATACGAACCGAAAAGGTAGTAAGATTGACCGATGGGTCAAGGTACCTATGGGTCGTAGTAAGAAGATAGGTAGATAACCTGTATAAATATATTAATAAAATGAATAAATTAAGGAGAAACTGAAATGGCTGAAGTAAAATCAAATCCTGCACTACAAAACAATGCTCTTAAAGCGGCAAACGAAACTAGTAGCAAGATGGCTTTAACATTCCACGAAATTCTTACCAAAGTTAATAACGCTAAAGACAAGGCTAAGAAACTAGAAATCCTAACACAATACGATAGTCCTGCATTGAGACAAATTCTCAAAGGTGCATTTGACCCAAAGATTGAGTGGGATTTACCTGCTGGTTCACCACCTTATATCGCTAACGAAGCGCCATTAGGAACTGAACATACTTACCTTGACCAAGAGGCGAAGAGACTATGGCACTTTGTAAAAGGTGCTGACGCTAATCTTAATAAGATGAGAAAAGAGACTTTGTTTATTCAGATTTTAGAAGGTTTACATAAATCAGAGGCAGACTTATTGATTAATGTAAAAGAGAAGAAACTGAATAACACATATAAAGGTCTTACAGCAAATCTAGTAAAAGAAGCGTTTGGTTGGAATGATGATTTTGTCAAAATTTAGACAACTAAAAGTTGCAGAAATACTAGTAAAATAAGGGTATTTTTTGCTTGACATATATCCTAAAACCTGATAGAATAAATACATAATGAAAGCGAGGACTATTATATTATGATAAGAGTATTGAAAACCTTTGTTTACATATGTTTTTTTATATGGTTAATGGGTGTAGGTCTACACTTGACTATGCAGAAAGCGAAAGCAAGTGAATACGCTACAGCGACTAGCGCTCATATACTTAAAGAGACAATATCAGGCAACATAGACCATAACAAAGTAATGTCAGCTGAACTTGAAAGGTTAATCCACAAGTTTGCTATTGACTTAACTTTTACTATGGAGAAGCATTTACCTGCTATACTAGAAGGTATCGCAACTGATATTAGATTAAATGCAGACAAAAGATATAAGAAATCATTAGAAAACAACTAGGGAGGAACCGTGGAACGATTTTTTGAAGTTGGGTATGATTTTACACAATTGTTGTATTCAATCGCACCTAAAGAAATCTGGATTATAGTATTTGCTAGTATCTGGATATTTCTATCTTTAGAATATAAAGAGTATAAAGAAAAAAGAAACAAAAAATAGAGAGAGAACAATGCCATCTTTGAAACCTAAATCAGTTAGGTATGCAACTTTAAAGAAAAAAGTAAAAGCCGAGTGTGAGCATACTACAAAGTACTATACTACCTACAAAGATATTAAGAAGTGGTTTAAGTATATTAATGATACGGTGTTTGACGGAATATTAGCACCTTTCAATGATGTTGTTATAAAAGATTTGAGAAGGCAGAAATGCTTTGGCCAGGTAACTCAATGGGAGTGGGAACGAAAAGGCACTTCCGTGTTTCATTTAGAAATGAACACAACCTATGCCAACAAAAGACAATTCATTGATACACTTGCACACGAAATTGTCCATCTGTATCAAATGAGAAATGTAGGAGATAGTGGCAATCATAATAAGCTGTTCTATTCATTTAAACCTAAAATGAAAAGAGCAGGCATTAATATGATTTAATACTAATATTATATTATGGTGAGAAATAAAGTGAAACAAACAAAAGACTATTGGTCCATTACAAAGTATTGGGCAAAGCGTGTATCAGCGATAATCGTATCTATATTTTTTATATTTGCAGTTGGTACATTTTATCCTAACGATTTTACATTAAGACATATTAAGATAGAGTACGAGAACTCTTACCTTGATAAACTTAAAGAACTAGACTTACGAGAGCCTGAATTTCAATACAACAACGATTTACAATTCGTTAGGGCAACTCATAAGTGTATCAATTACCTAAACTTCACACAACCTAAAGTATTCAGAATACCATACGAAATGATAACAGCTCAGGCTGCGTTAGAGAGTGGTTGGGGTACGAGTAGATTTGCAGTAGAAGGTAATAACTTGTTCGGTATACGAACTTGGAATAAAGATATGCCACATATGATACCTCACGGCGTTAAGAAATGGCGTGGTTGGGGTGTAAGAATATTCGCTAGTAAATGCGATAGTGTAAAAGAATATATGCGATTGCTCAACGAGCATCCTGCATATGAAGACTTCCGTAAAGTGAGAACAGAAATGTTAGCAAGAGACGGATACCTTGACCCATTGGTACTTGTACAACACATTAAGAAGTTTAGTACAACGCCTGACTATGATAAACGAGTAATTTTTATTATTAAGAAGATACGAAAACTTGAGGAGAATATGTAATGACAAGACCTAATAATTGGATGGAAGAAAGTTATATGAACATCAAAGAAGATAATCGTCCGTATATGGATCCTTATCTTAAAGATATGATTAATAAATCTTTCGTAATATTTGAACGACTAAAACGAGGTCAGAAGAAAGTATACTTTACTGGCAACTGGCAAAAAGATGTTATGAGTTGTTTTCCAGGTAGACAATCAGCAAAGATATTTAAGAAGATGAGAACTTACCTAGATGATGATAACTTTTCTTTTACACAAAAGAAATTAGAAAAGTTAGATGGTTACGAATATATAGTACATAGGAGATAAACATTGGGTATAATAGCATTTCTATCAGCGATATCAATATCGGCAGTAGCAGCCTTGTATAGTATACTAGGTCTTGCGGCCATCTTTGCAGGTGCGAAGATACCTATTATGGTAATGGGTGGTGTATTAGAAGTCGGTAAATTGGTTACTGCTTCTTGGTTATATCAAAACTGGCACAATAAGAACTTACCTAAAACAATAAAATACTACTTGACAACTTCGGTTATCGTGTTAGTATTTGTTACCTCTATGGGTATATTTGGTTTCTTATCAAAGGCACATTTAGACCAGGTAACTCCTACTACAAACTATACGAGTAAGATTACATTAATAGACCAGAGAATATTACAAGAAGAGAGAGTTATAGAAAGAGCAGAAAAGACTTTACTACAACTTGATAAATCTATTGAGGTATATTTAAATAAAGAATATGCAACAAGAGGTTTAAGAGAAAGACGAAAACAAGAAGAAGAGAGAAAAGAATTAAAACTAACAATTGATAGTGCTATGGATAACATAGACAAGTTAATGTTAGAGAAGAACACAATAGAATTAGACCAGGCGAAGATAGAGGCAGAAGTAGGACCTCTAAAATATATTGCAGAATTAATTTATGGTGATAATGCAAAAGACTATTTTGACGAGGCAGTAAGGTGGGTAATCATTGTATTGATATTTGTATTTGACCCATTAGCAGTATTGTTATTAATCGCTGCCAATATATCACTTGCAGGTTTTTTAGAACGAAGAGCCGCAGATAAGAAAAGAAAGAATAGAAAAGAAGACTTGCAGTTAAAACGAGACGAGAAGAAACTTGCAGAAAGTATTAAACAGAATAAGAACTACAAAGAGTTTTTTAAGAAGTTTGCTAAAAAGAACTTAACAAATGAAGACTATGAGAAGTTTTTTACCTTATTAGGTGACAAAGAGATTAGAGCAATGGGTCTGGATCCTGACGAAATTCGTATCAAAATGGACCAGATATTAGACTGGAATGCCTCTTCGGTAAAGGAAATGAGTGCTGAAGATGTGGAAACCGACAAAACACTAGTGAAATCTAAGCTTGACAACTAAACAGGAAAGTGATATTATATGACTATGAATTACACAAAAAAGAGACAAAACGAATTGATTGGTAATGCTGAGAAAATGATGAACAAAGCACAATCAAAGTGGGCGACTATGTTCTGGACTGGTGTCTGGAAGCAGTTGTGTATAAAATTTAATAAGGTGAACTAATGAATATATTTGTACTTGACAAAGACCCTATTATCGCAGCCAAGATGGCTTGTGATAAACATATTGTAAAGATGATACTAGAGAGTGCTCAAATGCTATGTACAGCAAAACGAGTGTTAGATGGTACGCCATATACAGACAAAACTAAAAACGGCAGAAGTATTAAAAGATGGCGACTAGAAAATGCTAACGAAGAGAATATCATTTACAAAGCAGGTTGGTTAGGTCACCCTAGTACGAAGTGGGTAATCAAGTCAGCGTATAACTACATATGGTTATACAGACACTTCAAAGCTCTCAATGACGAATTTATGGAAAGATTTCCTAAAAACAAAAAGACAGGTGGTCATAAATCATTTTTATTACTCGGTGAGTTGTTAAGTCAACCACCTAAAAATGCACCATTAGGAACTATTGGTACTTTACCTACACCAGCAATGCCTGAAGAGTGTAAGGCGTTTGACGAAGAAGGTAACATTGATGTTGTCAAATCGTATAGACAATATTATGTAATGAAAAAACGAAGGTTTGCTGCCTGGACTTTACCTGGTAAAGCACCTGAATGGTATACAGAAGGTTGTAAGTTAGCAGAATTAGCAGACCAAGGAGAAATGTACAATATATGATAGGACTAGAACACGGATTATTAATGGGTGTGTTTGGTATCTTAATTACCATAGTAGGTTTTATGATAGCATACATAGTTGCTAATAATGTTATTGAAAAAGAGAAGAAACAAAAAGAGGAAGACCTTAAACCAAAGGTTCATAATTATAAAGTTTAGAAAGGCAAGTTATGATGATAGAAGAGTTAGTCGGTAAGACAATAGTATTCTTAAATAATATTCAACTGGCACATTGGCAGACAAAAGGTTATGCTGAACACGAAGCACTAGGAGAATATTACGAGAAGTTATGGAAATTAAACGACCAGTTAGTTGAGACTTGGCAAGGTAACCAAGATAAACGAATACACATAGAGAGTGGACAACATACATTACAGAATTATCAATCACCTGAACATACTAAACATAGTATCGTAGAATATTCAGGTTACCTATCAAAGTGTGCAAAATACATTGATGGTATAAATGAGAGCAAACAATACATTGATATTGATAGCATACTGGAAGAAATGACAGATGTTACCTCACAAGCGTTGTATCATTTAAGTTTGAAATAATGCCAACATACGATTTCATCAATAAGAAGACAGGAAAAGAGTATTCTGAATTTATGTCAATATCTGAAAAGGAGACATATTTAGAACAAAATCCTCATATTCAGCAGAAAGTCAGTAGCATAAATATAATAAGTGGTACTGGAGGTATCAAAAACGATGGAGGCTGGAAAGAATTACAATCAAAGATAGCTGAGCGTAATCCAGGTACGCCGTTTGCAGACAGACACGGCAAAGCGTCAACTAAAGAAATCAAAACAAGACAGGTATTAAGGAAACATAAAATAATCAAATGAGATTAATAGGTATCATATCGGTTTTTATATTTTTAACAGGTTGCTCTGTTAACTTTTCATCTATGTTTACCGTAGGTGGTATGACAACTGCTGCCGTAAGTAAAAATAATGTAAGTTTGGCGTATAATGCTATTGACCTAGGTACACAAATGCAAACAGGTAAGAATATAAGACAACATATATTTGAACCTAATGAGGAGGACGAAGATGAGTAAAGACATACCAGATTATATGAGAGGTTTTGACCTTAATGATGATTGGGGTATTGCAGGAACGGCCGCTGAGGCGCCTAAAACTCCTTCTATTGATACTAGTAAGATTGCTAGTACAGACGAATTAAAAGACTTGAAAAAAGATGTTTCTTCAATCAAGTCAGCGATGAACGAGATTTTTCAGATTGTCGCCGAGAAGGAAACTATAACTAAAGAGTTGACTTCAGAAGAAACAGAAAAAAGATTTAAAGAAGTTGAAAAGATTATATTACCTTTTCTTTACAATCTTTCTAAATCAGAAGAGCCTTATATACATTGGCCTAATAGAGGTCCTATCATTAAGGCACAGATTGAGAAAATATTAAAACTAACAAGAGGATAAGAAAATATGAAGTTAAGCAAAAACTTTAGTCTAAAGGAAATGACTGCTTCTCAAACAGCAGAGCGTAAAGGCATTAATAATAATCCTAATGACGACCAGATTACTAATTTGCAGAAACTTTGTGAGAACATACTACAACCTGTTAGAGACCATTATGCTTCAGTTGTTTCCGTATCAAGCGGTTTCAGAAGTGAAGAGTTATGTGTTGCAATAGGAAGTAGTGTTAATTCACAGCACGCTAAAGGGCAAGCCGCTGACTTTGAAATCTTTGGGGTTCCCAATGCTGAACTGGCAAAGTGGATAATTGATAACCTTGATTATGACCAGTTGATATTGGAATTTCACAAAGTTGATGAACCTAATTCAGGATGGATACATTGCTCGTATAAAAGTCCATCTGAAAACAGAAAGTCTACATTGAGAGCATTTAGAAATGACCAAGGTAAGACACAATACGAGGAATACAAACCCGAGTGAGCGCTTGGGCAGTTTAGTGCTGAAGACTTAAATTCTATGTATATGAAACATAGGTCGTCATAGGCGCTTGACAAACTAAACTGAATTGTATATAATGAGACACTAACTTGGAGATTAAAGAATGGCAAAAGCATTTAAATTTGTTGATGTGAATAAACAATTACTGCCTCAAACAAAAGGCAAGAATTTAAACGGTGTTCGTTTTTATTCTATTGACGGCAATAACTATCCGTCTATCACTTCAATACTATCAATCAGAAAATCAGAAGGTCTAAAAAAGTGGCGTGAGAACATCGGTGAAGCCGTTGCGAACTTTGAAATGAGACGAGCTGCAGGTAGAGGTAAAGCGACACATACTCTAGTTGAGAATTATTTAAAAGGTGAAACACCAGAAGAAAGAGGTGTATTACCATTAGGTCTGTTTAGACTTATGAAACCTTACCTTGACAACATAGACAATATACACCTGATTGAAGCGATTATGTGTAGTAAGAAACTGACCGTTGCAGGTCAAACCGATTGTGTTGCCGAGTATAGAGGTAAGTTATCTGTTATAGACTTCAAAACTGCTAACAAACAGAAGATTGAAGAGTGGGTAGACAACTACTTTTTACAATGTACTGCTTATGCGTTAATGTACGAAGAGATATACGGTAAACCGATAGAACAAATAGTCGTGCTAATTGCAGGCGAAGACGGCTCTATGCAAGAGTGGATAAAAAATCCTAAAGATTATGTCGCAGAACTAGAGAAATCTGTTGAGAAATTTTATAAATATTACCAAGAGAAAACGAAACAGACATAAACACATATAATAGCGAGAGGTGAACTTATCTGTTTGCCGCCTCTATAAAGAAGGAGCAAACTAATGCTAAAGAAATCTTTACTTGTTGTTATGTTAAGTGTGATGACAAGTTTGGTGTATGCGAGTGAACATTTGAACGGATTATTTTTTCCGTCTCATAGTCCAATACTTTGTGGTGAGTATGCTGCCGTAGAGGAGTTTATAGAGACAGAAGGTTTTAAACCTGTTCATATAGGATTTGGTAGACAAGGTGGTGAAGCGACAGGAGAACCTGTCTTTGCAGTTATACATTACAAGAAAGGTAATGAGTTGATTGCAACAATAGAAACACCAGATAGAATAGATAAATGCGTATTATATAAGATTTATGATTTTGTTATAGTACCTGATAACACAAAATAGAAAGAGTAAAAATGAAATATTTAATGGTTTTAATTATGGGACTTGTATTGAGTGCTTGTTCTATACCTAAGGATCCAAGAATATCATTTGGTAAGAAATGTTATACGATTGACGAAACGGTAGCATATTCTTATGTATGGATATATTCAAAAGAATTAGGATTAAAAGCGAACACAGAATCCTGCGACAAAATTAAAAAGAATTAATCATTGATAGTATGTTAATTAGATGGAGTGGACCTGGGTGCAACTCCCAGCACCTCCACCAATCGCAAAAAACACACAATATAGGTGTGTGCTTTTTGGGGGTGAGTGAGGATAGACACACATTGAAACCATACTGGAGATTAATAGTTGGCGAACTTAAACGCATTTTAACTGGCAATAATACATTTGCCCTTGCTGCCTAATTAAGGCAACGGAGTTTGAGTATGTACTTGGCAACAGAAACATACTCACTATAAAGAGAGGACAAAAAAATGAAGACGGTATTTCTTATAGTTGCAATGCTTATAAACATAAACGGTGATGTGGTACCAAGACAACATCCAGGGTATACTTTTGAGACCCTAGACGAGTGCCAAGCGTTTGTGGCGTTTAATTATATGCCATTGTATCAAGGACTTAAAAATCAATTGTATGCAGAAGGCGATGTTTATGATGTCGTGGAGATAGGTTGTGGTCAAGCAATTGAAGAGTTTGAGAACGATTTACCTGGTCCTCAACAACGACCCGCCCAAGGCACAGCTGCTTGACAAATAGGCATAGACCTGATATAGTATAATAATGAAGATATTTTTAATAAGTGCTATTGTAGCATTTTCATATATGTTTACTTTTTATATGGGTTATGTTTTTGCAGTAGAGATATTTGAATTACTATGTTTAAAAACTGATATAATAGGTCAAAATTTATGAACAGCAAACAATTTAGTTTAGAGATTGAGAAGTATAGAAAAGAACACCCTGGCACTTCATATATGGAGTGTATAGTAAATTATTGTGAAAGTCGGGGTATAGATACAGGTACGGTAGGTCCGTTAGTTAATAAATCATTAAAAGAGAAACTAACTATTGAGGCACAAAAACTCAATCTTGTTACCAAGACTACTGAAGGAGAACTACCTTTATAATGTATGGCGGCTTTGATGTTTTTAAAATCTGGTTGGGTGTTAAATTACATTACACAACCGATAGTTATGACTATATACAATATGCAGGTAAAGTTAATTGTAAACTAGAAACATTTACGAAGAGAAATGACAGATACTTCTTTCACAAATTATCTAAAAAGTATAACGCAGAACAAGCGCTTGATTTCTTTGTATCAAACTTTTTGTACAATGATAAAAAGTGGATTGGCGACCTTGCCAGAAGTGATGGCGAAGATATTTACCTTTCTCATAGAAAGTATAAAGACGCTTTTAGTTATAACTTTAGGAGTGAGTGTAATATTATTCGGGATTATATGGGCCATAATAACCTTACTTTTGATAATCTCTTTGCAGTTGTTGGAGGACAACATCCACCTTTCTTCAAACTTCTCTTATCCAAAAGAATTAGTTATGAAACTTTTAGCGTCTTTGAAACCCTATTGGGATTCATTAAACAATGGGATAGAGAGATTGTTGAGAAAGTAGTATGGAAAGAATATAGTAAACGAATTAAAAAGTTTTTGCCCTTTCAAAGGTTCAATAGAACTAATGCGAAATTGACTATGAAAGAGACTTTTACAGGTGCTTGACAATAGATATATTATCTGTTATGATGAGAACTTGTATAAATAATAATATTGAAATTTATATTATGATACTTACAAAAAATACAAATACGAAATACATACAAGGAGAAACTTTATGGACGCTTTTGAAAACTTAAAGAATAGTCAAAGTAATTTTGACAAGTTAACAAAACAAATAGAAGCAAACCTCAATCCTGAGGACGCTGCTAAAACCAAAAACAAATACCAAGATGACAGGCTGTGGAAACCAGAGTTAGATAAAACTGGTAACGGATATGCTGTGTTAAGATTTTTACCTGCTAGTCAAGGCGAAGAAATGCCTTGGGCAAGAGTATGGTCTCACGCTTTCCAAGGTCCTGGTGGTTGGTATATTGAGAACTCTCTAACTACACTAGGTCAGAAGGATCCTGTGTCAGAAGAGAATACTAGATTATGGAATACTGGTGTTGATAGTGATAAAGAGATTGCAAGAAAGAGAAAAAGAAAACTCTCTTATTACAGCAATGTCTATGTTGTATCAGACCCACAACATCCAGAGAACGAAGGAAAAGTTTTCTTATTTAAATTCGGTAAAAAGATTTTCAATAAGATTACAGAAGCAATGAATCCTGCGTTTGAAGATGAGAAACCATTTAACCCATTTGACTTCTGGTCAGGTGCTAACTTCAAGTTGAAGATTAGAAAGGTAGATGGATTCTGGAATTATGATAAATCTGAATTTGAGGCGCCTGGTGCTCTTAATGCTGATGACAATGTTATCAAAGAGACTTGGGCGAAACAATATCCTCTTAAGCCATTCCTTGAAGCTGCTAACTTTAAATCATATGACGATTTGAAAGAAAAATTAAATCGTGTGATTAGTGGTTCAAAGAATACCGAGACTGCTAGTGATATAGACCTCCCACCTACTACTATGCAGGCTGCACCAGCTACGGCTGCTGCTTCGGTTCAAAGTAATGAGGCGTCTAGCGGTGAAGATGATGATACATTATCTTACTTTTCAAAACTCGCAGAAGACGAATAATCTCTCTCTTTCCTACATTACTTTAAAAACAAAGGGTACCTTTCTGGTACCCTTTGTCATTTCTATATAAATATAAGTGTTATGGCAATATCACTATTAGACCCAATTGTAAAAGACGCAGGTAATAATCGTAAGTCAGGAGCTTGGTATAGAAAGGCCGTTCAATCTATCGCAAATACATCATCAGCAAGAGCATTGATGAGAAGTGGTAAATTGAATAGTAGACCTAGTCAAGGTAGACTTAATATGTTTTTCTATGACCCGAAGTTTAAAAAGACATTACCTTACTATGATACTTTTCCTTTGGTGTTGCCTTTAGACCCAATCAAAGGTGGGTTTATAGGTATGAACTTTCACTATTTGCCACCAGCAATGAGATTTACTTTGTTAAGAAGATTAGACGCTTATTTGTCAGGTGACGCTACGAAGAGAGGTACACGAATAGAAGTTAATTATGATACGGTTAAGAACATACCAATGGTCAAGCCGACATTACATAAATATTTGTATGGTCATATACGAAGTAGTTTTTTGAGAGTTGACGCACCTGAAGCGGCAATCGCTGTGTACCTACCTGTACAGCAATTCAGAAAGCAACCAGCAACAACGGTATGGAGTAGAAGTAGACGAGGAATTTAAGTGGCAAAGAGATTATGGTGGAGAGTGTTGATAGTTAAAGCTAGGATGTTTTGGGCTGATTTAAGAGGCCATCACGGACATAGATGGGACTATGAACCTGGAGACTATTATATGGGCAGAAACAAAAATACACATAGGAGGAAATAGTTATGGCGTATTCAAAACAACTAATAGACCATTATGAGAACCCAAGGAATGTAGGCACGATGGACAAGACTAAACCTAATGTAGGTACAGGACTTGTTGGTGCTCCTGCTTGTGGTGATGTAATGAAATTGCAAATTGAAATAGAGAACGATATTATTAAAGACGCAAAGTTTAAAACATTTGGTTGTGGTAGTGCTATAGCTTCATCTTCTCTTATTACTGAAATGGTAAAAGGTAAGAGCCTAGAACAAGCAACTGAAATTAAAAATTCAGAAATTGCAGAAGAGCTTGCTTTGCCTCCAGTAAAAATACATTGTAGTGTATTGGCTGAAGACGCAATCAAAGCTGCTATTGCAGACTTTAAAAAGAAAAGAGATAAGGTAGCATAATGATAAAAAGACATAATAGACAAAGAAACACACCTTACATAATGCCTATCAAAAAAGATATAACTAGATTTTATATGAAACTAAAAAGTAAATTAAGTTTCTATGGTTGGCAAGTAAGAAGCGGTACGAAGTAATGGCGATTTTAAGAGGTGGTAAACGAATAGGCGGTATGGATATCAGAATAGGTATCCCAAGAGACCGTTCTATGGATAACATCAATAGAGACCCAAGATTTAAACAGAAGGCAGGTGCTAATCCTGCAACGACAATAGGTAGATTTCAAGCCTATGTAAACGAGGCAGAAGGTTTTGCTCGTAAGAGTAAATACTATGTTATCTTTGACTTACCTAGAGGACCACTACAAGAAGTTGGTTCAGATGGTATGGTTAAAGGTGCTGAGTTTAGAAAGTATGCAAACGAGGCTAATCTACAACGAAGAGTACAAGCATTTGTTCAATCAGTATCAATGCCTGAAAGAACAATGAAAGTTAAGAAAGTAAAACATAATGGTCCTGCACGAAACATAGTGTACGATTATGAAATGGCTGATGTCAATATGACTTTCTTAACAGACAAATATGCTAGAGAAAGAATAATGTTTGAAATGTGGCAGAAGACTAGTTTTAGTAATATGACACACAATTTTAGTTATTATGATGAGTATGTTGCACCTATAAACATTTTACAATTAGG